GATGTTAACAGGAAAAGATCTAGAGGACATGGGTTACTTTGAAGCTTTTCAAAGTGCTGAATCAATAGACCTAAAAGATTATGCTGAGTGGGTGGAGAATAAAATGATTACCTCTGGTGACAAAAGATTCTTAGAGAACACTATGGGTTTGATAGGAGAGACAGGAGAGTTCTTTGAGAAGCTAAAGAAACATAAGAGAGATGACACACCCCTAGATAAACAGGGTGTTACACTGGAAGCAGGGGATATGTTTTTTTATTTTATAGGCTTACTAAATCATTTAGATATAAATCTTGATGATGTAGTAAAAGAAAACATGAAGAAGCTAGACAGTAGAGAGAAACGTGGAAAATTAAAAGGATCAGGAGACTACAGATGAATATACCAAATATAGAGCAGGACTATGGGCCAACACAACCAATCTCAGAAGGGATACATGCCACAAAATATCGTGGTAAGGGAGAATCATTTAAAGAAGCAATGACTAGGGTTGCTGAAGCACTCAAAGATAATGAGCCACACTTCAATAATTTTAGAAACATTTTATACCATCAACGCTTCCTTCCCTGCAGGTAGGGTGCAGTCTGCTATGGGAGCACCAAGACGTGTGACCCCTTACAACTGCTTTGTCTCTGCTACGATAGAGGATAGCATGGATGGTATCATGGAAGCTGCAAGACGTGCAGCAGAAACAATGAGACTAGGTGGTGGCATTGGCTACGACTTTTCTACTCTACGTCCTCGTAANGCACTGATACGTTCTTTNGATAGTAGATCAAGTGGTCCTCTGTCTTTCATGGGAATCTTTGATGCTATCTGTGATACTATTTCTTCAGCAGGTCACAGGCGTGGAGCACAGATGGGTGTCCTAAGAGTAGATCATCCAGACATCGAACAATTTATTACAGCAAAGAACAACAAAGATAAGCTTACAAAGTTTAATATTTCTGTGGGTGTGACTGATGAGTTCATGCAAGCAGTCAAGGAAGACAAAGACTTTGATCTTAAGTTTGAGGATAGAGTTTACAAGACTGTAAGTGCGACTGCACTATGGGATCAAATCTTACGCAGCACATGGGACTGGGCAGAACCAGGTATCCTCTTTATTGATCGTATTAATAAGAAGAATAATCTACAGTACTGTGAAACTATTGCAGCTACAAACCCCTGTGGTGAGCAGCCACTTCCCCCTAATGGTGCATGTCTCTTAGGTTCTTTTAACCTAACTAAGTACGTTGTAGAACATGAGGACAAGTTTGTTTTCAACATGAACCAACTACGTAACGACATACCACATGTTGTACGAGCAATGGACAACGTTGTAGATAGAGCAACCTACCCACTGAAGGAACAAGAAGAGGAAGCTAAGAGTAAACGTAGGATGGGGCTTGGTGTTACTGGTGTGGCAAATGCTATTGAAGCACTAGGCTTTGATTATGGTAGTGAACGTTTCATACAAACTCTTGAAGAGATAATGGGAGTGATTAGGGATGTTGCATATACTACGTCTGTTGAGTTGGCTATTGAGAAGGGTCCATTTCCTTTATTTGATAAAGCTTATCTTGAGTCTGGTTTTGCTCAGTCTTTACCTCCTCACATATTTGATCTCATTGGGGAGCATGGTATTCGTAACTCTCATCTTCTTTCTGTTGCACCAACAGGAACTATCAGCCTCTCAGCAGACAACATCTCTTCAGGTATTGAGCCAGTCTTCGCCTATCACACAGAAAGAACTATCCAAACCTTCGATGGACCCAAGGTTGAACGAGTAGAGGACTATGGATTCAGAGTGTTTGGAGTTAAGGGTAAGACAGCAGATGACCTATCTGTGTTTGATCACGTAAAAGTATTGAATGCTGCATCTCGTTTTGTTGACTCAGCCTGTTCTAAAACCTGTAACACAAGTGAAGAAGTTACATGGGAAGAGTTCAAGCAAGTATACATGGATGCTTATGATGGTGGTGCTTCTGGATGTACAACATTCAGAGCAGCAGGAAAACGATTTGGTATTCTTAACGCAGCTACCCCAGAGGAAGTTACCCAAGAAGATGATATTGAGGAGACCCAGGACTTTGTAGACGAGGGTGGTGCTTGTTACTTTGACCCTGCTACAGGACTTCGTAAGTGTGAATAACATGATCACTTGGTTTAAAAAGAAGTACGTTAGTGGGGACAAAAGCAAGCATAGACTTTATACAGTTCTGTATGAAGACTTATGTATGTAACATGAGTATGCCCTATGTAAGAAGAAGGATTGCTCCTAGATTTGGGAGCACTCCCTCACCCTGCATCAAAGTTTGTGAGATAGATGATGAAGGATTTTGCACAGGATGTAAAAGAACTATTGACGAAATAAGAAATTGGATGGTAATGTCTGACTACGAGCAGACAATGTTGCTTGCAGAACTCAAGTGGAGAAAACATCATGGCTAAGGTACAGATTGTAGGGGTAGCAGCCAAGGCTCATCAGCCTACAAAAAAGAAAACTTCTCAGTCAAAGAGGATCTCTTCAATTAAATTTGGTTCTATGAATAAACATAAACGCAGGTCAACGAAACCATACAGAGGACAAGGCAAGTGAAATCTGAAATTAAAAAAAGAAATATGGCTCAAGGCAATGAAGCAGAGCAAGAGTTTATTAGACTACGAGGTGATAATTTTATTCGTAAGGCTAACTTTGAAGAAGATGTTAACGAACACTGGGATGTTCTTGATAAAGAATTTGGAAAGGTAGATGTTAAGTCTGGTAAACGTAGGTCTCACAAAGGACCAGTGGACTTCACAATCTGGTGGGAATTAAAAACAGTTAAGCGTCCACCTGATAATAAATCTCAACAGGGTTGGGGCGTACCTAATGGCATAGAACGAATGATAGCTGTTAGGTCTGAGGATTCTTATTACCTGGTAGATCCTGAAGATATTATTGATGACCTAAGAACCAGGTGTTCCTACAAGAACAAGGGTAACTTCTGTTTGTATTCTCGCCCAGGGAGAGAAGACCTTATTACTATTCTTCCCCTGGACTACGTTAAAGAATATGCGAAACATGTGGTGGGGGTATGACTGATAAACGAAAGCAAGTTGGTGGCACACACTATCAGAACTTAGCTATAGAACCTATTGATTATATCTTAGCCAATGAACTAGACTTCTGTGAAGGTAACGTTGTTAAGTATGTCTCTCGTTGGCGTACTAAGGGTGGCATCCAGGATCTAGAGAAAGCCATACAGAACATAGAGTTTTTAATAGAGAGGGCTGAAGAAGAGAATGAGTAAGCCCACAAAAAAGAAAACCCTTGAGCAAGAAGCCCAAGAGTTTATCAAAGAAGAGATTCCTAGTGATGATGTATCAACTAGGGATTACTTTGCAGGTGCAGCACTGTCAGGTTTACTGGCAGCATCTGGGAAGTACCTACGATCAGACGAGATCATTAATCAAGCATTCTGTTATTCCTGTCTGATGCTTGACTATAAAAAGAATAAAGATAAATCGTCTTAAACTAAACCCCCAGGAATTAACTGGGGGTTTTTTTTATTCATCTACATAAAGCTTTTTCTTACCTTTAAATCTTAGTGGCTTGCCTTTGCCAGTGTTAAAATTATCAGCAGCAAACTCTATCAACATTTTTCGTCTAGTTAATTCATCTTCGATGCCTGAAGAGTTAGCAAGAAAGTCTTTTGCATTATCATATTTCTTTTCAAACTTGTATTTAGGACTGTTTGAATACAGTCTAATTACATCATCAAATGTTTTGCCAGTTGATTTTTTTAGTGCTGCATTTTCCAACACGTACAAGTTTCTGTAAAAACCTGCAGCCATTTTAACACCAGAATTTTTAGAAAGCATTTTTTCAAAAGCTGCAGTATTTACTTCTATTGCTTTATTAATAGTAGGGCTTAAGAAATAATCTCTTAGTGCCTGTTCCTTAATTGCAGGGTCAGTCAACTCATCATATGTTTGCCCCTTAAACAAAGCATTATTTCTGGGTAGCTTTCTTTTTCTAAACAAATCAAACTGCACATGAAGAGGTGGATTACCTTTGCCATCTCCCACTGCTAAGTACCTAGACACAGCATAATCAACAGCAGGGTTTTTAACCATACTCCTGTTGTAAATTTCAAACTCATTTATTCCAAGCCTAGTAAACTCTTTTTGTATGCCAGTGCTAGGTGGTTCCTGGTTAAAACCAAACTGCCTTGCTATAGGATTGTAAGATCCTGTAGGTCTGGAGGTAAGGATAGAGTACTTCTTAAGATCTATTCCTTCTTTATCTCTATTTGATTGTGTCAAACTAAATGCAGGGCTGTCCATCATAAACCTAGTAGCTTGCATAATGGTTGTCTGACTAGAGACAATATCCAGAAGAAAGTTTCTTTCTCCAAACATAGAAACCCCTAGTTCTGGATTGTCTTCCAACTCTTTATCAGTGTACTCAGGGCCACCCCTTACGTCCCTAGTAAAAGGACTACCTGCAACGTCAGGATTTAACTGACCTGCTACATCCCTGGCAATAGTTCCAGGATAAGTAAAGGTAGCAAATATATTTCCTGCTTTTTTCTGTGCTTCCTCAGTCCAATTTCCATCTAGAATAGATTGAGACATTACTCGTAAAAGATCTAAGTCAAAGTTGAGGTCAGTCATTCCACCAAGAACATCTGCTACATTCTTCTTTCCCTTTGACCCCCACTGCATAGGATTGTCTGTGGTAGGCATACCTTCAGGCAACTCATAGCCTAAAGAATTAAGTGCGTCACCAAGAATCCCTGACCTGAACACCCAATCACCAATCAAAAGATTAGCAGCCCAAGGTCCAGCCACACGTCCTACGTTTGTTTCATCTCCTGTGCCAGTGATGTCAAACTTTGAGTAGTCTATTTCACCACCCTTCTCTACAGCAGCCCAGACA